AGCCATGTGGACGCGAATGTGAGACTCGTGATCCTGGATCAGATGCGCCTTAACTGGGCGCATCATCAGGATATTCATATTCTCGGAGACCGGATCGATGGGAACAAACTCATCCGGCAGAGGGACAATCTTCTCCGCGTTCGGGAGCTCCATTGTCTCGACAATCATCCGGTGAAGGAAAGGCATGTCGTAGTGCTGCGGCTGCTTCGACGCGAGCGTCTCCGCCGCGGTCAAGCGCATGATTCGCTGGCTCATGGTCGATCCTGACGGATCGGCCGTGGGAACGATATTCATCGCCTGGAAGTCGGCCTTACGAGACTGAGGCTCACCACCTTCAGTGATATACTCGTACTCATCCTCCATCTCATTGGCGATAATGTCCTTCGCCATTCGAAGCTCAGAATCCATCGAGATGTAGTTGCGAACGCCAACCGCAGAGATGACCCGGGTGTGACGTTCAATCATGGCCAGCGTTGTACCGACTGGCGCATTAGCGCCGCCGGCATCGCCAATTTTCATATCGGATAGAGAGCCTACACGGCGCCCTTCTTCGACCAGCACGCCAAGAAGTTGCGCCAGGACAGCGCTTGGCTCTTTTGTCGGAACCCATTCAATGGACTTAGAGAGCATGCCCGGTGGCAAGTCGATATCTCGAAGCTCTCCCGGCCGCAGCGGGCCGTCATCACCTTTGATGCGAAGGTTGCGAGACTTAAAGCCAGACGGCACATTGTTCATTGTGCCGGCGTCAACCAACTGACGAAGGATTGACGTGGCGGCGTCGGAGACACCGCCCAAGAGGTGGATCAGACCAGTGCCATACGGGCCAAAGCCCGGGGCAAACTTGTAGTGAGAAAAATACGTGCGACGCTTTACGAAGGGATTGTCTTCATCAAAATTCCTGTAGATAGACAGGATTTTCTCAGATTCTCGGTCGATGGTGACAATGTAGGGAAGTTTGATCCCTGTTTTTTCTCCATTATCGTTCTCGTGCTCGAAGCCAGGAAGATCGACATCAACGTACATCTCGAGGAGGTCGTTGGTCTCATCTAGTTCGAATGGCTTTGATTCCCCCTTAAGATCGTCAATCTTTTCCTGGGTCTCAGTCGCAGACGAGACCACATCGCTGATTTCAATATCACGATAAAAGCCAAGGTTAATCAGCTTGCGAATATCATTCTTGGCCGTGTTGGCCATGATGTGCGTATAACGCGATGATGTCTGAAGGTTAGACGAGCCATAAGACATAACCAGCTGATCAGCCGGAACCATCTTCTTCACGATCCTTTTCAGGATCGGGTCTTTATAGACTTTCCGGAAACAAGAACCAGCAAGAGCTTGGCGCCAGAGAGTGAGCTCGAGCTCGTCTCTATTCTCCGGCATTTTCACGGTAAGCTGATAGTTGAGTTCGTCCTTAACGCGCTTGCCGCGCTTCATGGTGGCTGGATCGCACTCGCCCACCGCGCGATACTGAGCCGGCCCTTGTGGGGGGAAAAGCTCGATAGCGGCTTCCGACACATACCTGATCAGTGCCTCAGCCAGCAGAGGGTGGAACACGCCACAGGCGTCTTTCCACGGAAGGCTGCGTTCCTCGATCTTCAGACCGATAAGGTCCAGGCCCTTTTGGTAGGTTGAGAACCATTCGGCGCGGGCGTCAAGATCAACTTCGAACTCCCGAATCAATTGGTTCGAAAGGATGTTAAGCTCTTGATCTTCAATCTCTTCTGCGAGATTATCGTTCCAGCCGACTTTGCGGTTTTCAATGCCGGCTATCCCGCCGGGTTCGATCTCGACCACTTTCCCGTCGATGACTTCGAACATCGGGCCTTCATCTTCGGCCGCTTCATCAATCTCAATCTCAACGAGCGGGTCATCAACCGCGGCAGCCATCAAGGCGTCACCACTTCCCCTATCTGTACGCTGGTATTGAGCCATCAGTAAATCCGCCCTCTCGGTCTGTTTCCGCCGAGCTTATCGTCGTCTTCAAACAACTGATACGTATCGTTATTTGACCCAATGAACGACCGATCCCGCAAGTGCTGGATGGCTTGGGTCACAGTATCGGCCAAGTCATCGTTATCCCCGCGAGGAAGGTCGGCGCATTCATCAATAGTCACATCATTTAAGGCGCAATCTGTATTGTACCAGACCACGCCTGATCTGAAGATGTCAGACACCTTTACTGCCCGGGCCACCTTATCGTTCGGTTCGCCGCTCTTTCTAGCCGGGACAAACGGCTCGACCGGAAAGCCGGCATAGATTAATTCATCGATAAGCGATATGCCGCTACCGCGGCCTTCGACCAGGATCAGGTCCACAAACTCTCCGGTTCCGTAGTCATTCTTGACCTGCACCTTGAGGGCTGGGAACTCGAGGCGATCCCGGTAGGAGTCGATCAGCATGACGTTGGCCTTGCCGCGGCCATCTTCATCCGGGTGATAGAACACTCCCCAGCGCGTGCGCGCTGAGAAGTTATTGGCTGTCTTGGCGGTGAAGGCAGTGTCCCAGCTGTCGATGACATAGCTGAAGGCTGGTAGTTGGCTCTTAGTCCAGGGCTTCCAGTCCTCACGCTTGATGATAGCGCCGCCCTCGGTTGTCGGATTTTGCTGATACTGAGCATTCCACCGTGCCGGCGGAATTTCAGACTTAACCTTGAGGAGCTCTTCGAGCGACCAGTATTCTGGCCACAGCGGGTTCATGGTCTCTTCGAAGATTGCCGGGAAGTTGAAAATTTTCCAATCATCCATGTTGTCGTGGTCCATCGCGTGCGCGATGACCTGACCCGGGATGTCTCTCTTGCTCCAGCGCGTAGCGCAAATAACGATAGCCCCGCCCGGCTGAAGACGCTGACGAGCCAAGCCGTACCACTCAAAGCCGTCATCAAAAATCTTGGGATTGTACTGCCCGGCCAGCGCTTCGACTTCTGATGTCGGATCGTCAATGTTCAGGATGTGAGCGCCGCGGCCAGCGAGAGCGCCGCCGATACCTGTAGCGTAATAATCCCCACCTCGGTTGGTGTTCCAGCGGCCGGCAGAACGGCTGTCCGCTTTGATCGTCACCCCTCCGAAGAGGTCTTGGTAGACTTGAGACTCCATCACGTCACGAACGCGCCTACCGAAGCCGGCGGCGAGCTCAGCTGTGTTCGAAACCTGGATGATCTTGTGATTTGGATGATGCCCCAGATAGAAACTTGGGTTCAGCCAGGACCAATACTCGCTCTTGGTGTTGTGGGTTAAGACATATCCGCGACCGGCCATGAAGAGGCCGTCGCCATTCGCAACCTTAATGCAAACCGTATCGGCTATACCGTCTGGTTGAAATGAGATATACCGCCCTGTCGGCTTCTTCGTATAGCCGCGGCAGCGCTCGCGCTTGCGCGGCAGGTAACAGGCGTCAGCATCATAGAAACTAAAGCGATAATGGTTGCCGTAATCCTTGTTACCAATTCTTGCTCTCGTCACGCACCAGGAGGCCTTGATCCCAAGGCTATGGCAAAGCTCCATAAAGCCATCGCGAAGCGCCTCGCTTTTCGTGCTAAACATACACTGGCCGGCGCTTGAGACATTGCCATCAGTGTCCATGAGGCCATGGAGCAGCGCTCTGCGCTGCGCCACAGAAGCTTGCAAGTAAAGCGCCGGAATGTGTTTGTTCTTGAGAAGATTGAGCTCGTTAAGCTTTGATCTTATGCCCAACAAACCAAAAGTCATCTTTGTTGACTGATTACTGGTCTCGACGCCTTCACTTTCAATGCGCGCGCGAATGAACGGTTGATCGTCATCGTGCGAAGTGATGATTGGATGCGCTGCCGTGCCGTCGCCAAGCCACACCCCAAGGGTGTAAGGCGGCACCGGCAAATCTGCCTCAGCGTACTCCGCAGCAACGTGCGGCGGCAGCATTGGCTTGCGCTCTTGATTCCTGCTGGCCAGTCTCTCGGTTGTGTGCGTCGTGAAAACTTCACGGCGCTTTCGGCAAAGACTGACAGTCCAAAGGTGTTCTGCGTCACAACGAACGAACGAGCCGTCATCGGTTTCAGCCCGCCACACTGGTTTGTCTTTGAACAACTCAGACTTGCCGACAATCTTTGTCGGCTTGCCATCGGACCCAAAGACCTCATCGCCGATCTGAAGATCAACAATCTTCACGAACCCATTCGGGGTTGGAACCTCAGTGTCCACAGCCAACGCATGACGCGGAGGAAGATGAATGCAGACCCGCTTGAGCTCGCCGCGGTTAATCCCATCAGCAATCTTGGCCATCTCGCGATGGTGCCGGCCTTCAACAAAGGTTCCAAGGAATTGCGGAAACATATAGCGCGCATAGCCCATGAAAGTGTTGCGCGCTTCTTCGACATCCTTCTTCTGCTTATACTCATCAAGCATGCGAAGGATTTCCCGTTGGTCTCCAACGGGCAATTTTGCGATGTCGTCTAGATTAAGATTCGAGAGCGGGTCGCCCGGCATTTTCCGCTAGCTCTTTCACATAGGCCTTGTACTCAGGCGTAGGTAAATAAACGTAGCGGACGCTATCCGGAAACAGGTCCCTATTGAACGAGAGAAGCGTGCCAAACTTGACTGGAGCTTCTTCAGTGCCATCCATGACTGCAACAAACATCTCTGCCCCACGGTCGGTCAGGACCGCCCACTCGAGGCCCCTGTGGCAGAGCGGTGGTTTCACGATGATGCCGCTCTCGATAGCCCTGTCACGACGCTGAAGCGCCGTGCATTCATCGATCTCGAGAGTCCTGGCAACAGCCGCCACAGAGGGCGGCTTGCCGGTCTTGCCCTTCAGAATGTAATAGACGTAAAGGAGTTCAAAGACGTGAGCCGGCATGTCAGTTCTTTGTGTTTCCGACATACTCAATCAGGAAGGCGCCATCGCTGATGGCCGGATTGACTAATTGCTCACACTCAGCGCAGGCCTCATTAAATGCGTCTGCAACTTTGTGATCAACCAGCTTGTTAACGATATCCCCATAGAGGTCCCGCTGGCCATTCGTCCAGTCGGAACTAATCAGCATCTTGGTGCTCTCGCGAAAGAGCATCGAGAAGGCGATAGTGACAGCGGCTATAGAGGGGTTCATCTCCATGACGAGCTCGCGCATCTCCTTGTAAAGGATGTTCGCGTTTTGTTCCACCTCGGCGCGAATGATCTCAGCGTTGTCCATCTATCCCCTTGAATGCAAATAGGGCTGGGAGGGCGTTCTGCCCAGCCCAGCCCTATGCTCTCCCCACCGTACTCAGATTAGATGGTAGTCGGATCGTTCTGCGTTACCACAACGACAGGCTCTTCAGACGGCGCTTCTGGCGCGGCTTGTTCAGCGGCCACCGCCTCCGGAATCACAGCCGCCTCAGCGACGGCGACATCCACAGCAGCGACTTGCTCTTCGACGGCCTCCACTACAGCAGTGGCTTCCTTAACCGCAGCCACGGCCTCTTCGTCGCGGATCACTTCAGCCTGAACCACTGTCTCGGCAGCGGCTTGATTTTCCTGGGCGACAGCCACTTCTTGCTGGGCTTGCTGGCTATTCAGGACTGCATCCGGAACTTGCTGGGCAATTACTGCCACATCAACAGCGGCAGCCACTTCCTCGCCGGCCGCAACAGCGACCGCCTCAGCGGTTTCGGTGCGAACCTCTTCGGCCGCAACCACGGCTTCAGCAGATGCCTGGGAAGCGGCAGCGGCTTCCTGAGCCGCTACGGCGGCAGCGGCAGCAGCTTCAGCGGCAACGCGGTCAGCTTCCTGTTGACGGGCCAGTTCCTCTTGAGCCAGACGCTCGGCCTCGGCAGCCGCGGCAGCGGCCTCCGCGGCGAGACGATCACGCTCTTGCTCTTCGGCTACGCGGGCTGCCTCAGCAGCAGCGGCTTCTGCCGCGACGCGAGCAGCTTCTTCAGCAGCAACGCGAGCAGCTTCCGCTTCCGCTGCAACTCGAGCAGCTTCCGCGGCAGCGGCCTCAGCCGCGGCCTTCTCTGCCTCAGCAGCAGCAGCGGCGGCAGCCTCCGCAGCGGCTTGTTCAGCGGCCAGACGAGCCGCTTCAGCGGCAGCGGCCTCAGCCGCCACTCGCTCTGCTTCAGCCTGAGCGGCTGCGGCAGCAGCGGCTTCCTCAGCCAAGCGGGTACGCTCAGCTTCAGCAGCGACTTCAGCCTCTAGACGGAGACGTTCCGCCTCCGCAGCGGCTGCGGCTTCAGCCGCAATTCGCGTGGCTTCGGCTTCCGCGGCAACCCGCTCTGCTTCGGCAGCCAGGGCAGCAGCAGCCTGTTCGGCCGCAATGCGATCTGCTTCTGCTTTGGCGGCAGCGGCTTCGGCAGCGGCAACCGCAGCCAGTCGCTCAGCTTCCGCTCGCTCGGTAGCTTGACGGGCTTCTTCCGCAGCAGCCAGGGCGGCTGCAATTTCTTCAGCAGAAGGTCCAGCCGGAGGAGTGACTTCACTCGACTCCGGCTGGGAACCGCCACCCGCCGGGTCTAGAGCGGGGTCGGTATCTGAGGGAACAACAACAATAATCTCACCCGAAGTCTCTTGGGGCGCCGGAGAGGGAGCGCCGTCAGGTGCGACCACGACAACATTCGGCACTTCAGGCAACGGAGGAAGAGGCTTATCAGCATCCCCGGAAAGAATCAAGGCTCTAAAATCAGTGACGGCAGTGAAGGCTCGGCCTTCAATAGCGCGGGCTTCATCCGCGCGCGCAAGGGCTTCTCGCTCACGACGCTCCGCGTCAACGCGCAGCGCGATGTTCGCTTCCTGGATGGACTCGTACTCGGCTACCGCGATTTGCGTATTGGTGGCCTTGTCCAGCCATTCCTTGATTACATCTGCGAAACGTGCGTCGAATGCCGACATGGTTAGAGACCCCTCTCAATGGGTTAATGGTCTATCGTAAATACTCGCTCAATAGGAGTGGATCAAGACCGCAGCGCAACGTCCAAGCCAGATTGTTAGGGCTCCCCACACTAACAGGCTTATAAAGAACGATACGATATCGAGCCCCCAGTACATGCCGGCGACGAATGCTACCGTGAAGTTAAGAGCTTTGATCATGTCGGTAGAATCAGCGGGGCGACAGTCTTCTCTTCTTCCTTGGCGGGGGTGCTTTTGTTGGCATGGTCGTTCAGCTGGCGAGCCAGCAACCGAAGTTGCTCGTAATATTCTGGCGTGCCGGCTGCGGCTGTACCGACAGTGTGGATGATTCCTTTGTGGGGGATAAACCCGACAAGGAGGTTCTCGCCGCCTGCCGCGGCGATCTCCTCAGCGATAGGCTGAAGCCTGATCTTGAGGAATGTTTGGATCGAAACATCGATTGGTTGATTCACGACTCGTTCTCCATGAGCTATGCTCTCTATCTGGTAGCGGGAGAGGGAATCGAACCCCCGTGTAGGATGGTTATGAGCCATCTGCCTTACCACTTGGCGATCCCGCATTAAACTGGTTCAGACCCTCGAAGCTTCGCGTGATATCGATCTTCTTAAGCGGGGAAGTGTCACCACAATCCCGATCTGAATATGGAGCGAGGGGTCAGACGGTTATCCTGACCTGTAGCGGTGACGCCTCCATCCATGGGAGTTTAACCCACTTCACTTGGTAGACGCCGCGGCCTTCCATTACGCCTAACCCTCTTAGAGTTGCCCACCGAGTCTCCCGGAAGGCGGTTAGGTCCTCGCAAACTTCACTCTGCTAGCACTCCAGGGCTAGCTAGCAGAGACTTTCCCATGGGGGTCGGTGCCGAGCGCCTCAGCGCACTCACCCTGGCGATCCCGCTGGCAATCTCTCGGGGAGCAGCCACGCTCCCCTTCCCCTAGCCAAGCATATGTGGCTGTCTCGACTAGGGAGTACCTTTGGAGTGGGGCGTGGCCCGCGTTAGCCATCTCATCCGCCGTTCGCGCGGAGGCCCTACAAACTTAATCTCCTATAGTGACCCTTTCTGCTTTGCTCGCTTCCCTTTGTCAAGCGACCACGGAAGCCTGACCTTCACCCCGACTGGCACATACTGTCCATCGCTGTGCGGGCTATCCTGGTGAACCTCAATCTCCGCTTCAGTTCTTCGAAGCTGTGTTTTCCCATCATGCGGGATCAGAGCGCTTTCGACAACTAAATCTTCGTTAACCTTTGCCTGCCGGCGGAGGGTGACATTGCCTCGACCGTAGAGGTCCTGAGAAAGCCTAATCCAACCAGCGTCAGCGTCCTTGCCGATAGAGAGCTCCAAGCTAGTGCTCTCGCAATTGGCGCCGAAGAGCATCTCAGCGGCTTCCTTCGTGAAGAGGATGTACGGGGTCAACCGCTTTGCTGAGCCTCTCCTGCGGGCTCCTATGCTGATTGCTGGCACTGGCCGCTTCGAGCGGCCTTGTCTCGAAGGTAGTTCGAAGCTCATTCTGAGTCAGTCGCCTCGATCATGTTCTTCATCGTGTAGCCGCCATACTCCTTGTGGGCTTTCCAATATCCTTCGAAGAAATACTTCGAGCCATACCCCGGAAGTTCATCCCCGCGGACAAAGGCGTTCCACCCCCGGGTAAAATCTCGGTCGTGAGAGACCTCATCTGCCACCAGAAGATGAAATTGTTTTTGTGCAGTGTTTTTCATGACACTGGAAATATGTGGCTCTAACCAAGCAGTCAAGTTGTGAAATTTATTTTGTGAAATTTTTTCATGTAAGTCATTGATGGTACCTAAAATTTTGTGATGAAATTTTTGCACAAGTCGGATGTGGGACTCCTGGAACGAAATTTTGCGCAATGTTCGTGTGGATTCACAATTGAATCGCGGGTGGGTGACGCGCGCATATAGTGGGGGTGCG